ACTACAGATAAACATAGCAACGGTCTACCACCAACTAAGGATCACGAAGATGGGACAACTTAACCCTAACATTTCTTATATCTATGAAAATGATGGCGCACATATATACGCTCGAGAACCAGGTAGTCTTAATAGAATAATAATCGGGTTAGATCTAAACAAAATTAAAAAACAAGCTACCAGAGAATTATGGAATGATGTGTTAATTGCTTCTGAGACCAATGAGTCTATACAAAAGGCGTTGGATCAGTGTATAATAATATATAAGCTCAGTAAAGAATACGAAGACAAACATGGCAACAGCAAAACTTGATATTAAACGAGAATTAAATGCAGTGGATCATAAAAATTATAGTTTTTATGATAATCTCACCGACGAAGAAAAGAAAGCGTTTAGTCCATATATTCTAATGAGGTACACATCTAACGTTCAAGGGGATAGAGATATCCAAGAATGGTTTTTAGAAATGACCAACGAATGTGTTAATAAGAATCACTGGGAATTAAGTAAAAATCATAAAGCATTGTTATGGAAATTATTTGCGGCCACAGGAGCAGGAATATCAACGTTCCACCCATATCTTGCCGCAGGAAAAAAAGAAAAAGCCAACAGGATTGAAAAATTATTATGTGAACTTTATCCTGCTATGAAGATGGATGAAATTAAAATGTTGGCAGCAATGATGGATAAAAAAGATAGAGACGAACTATTTGACAAAATGGGCTTTGATAAAAAACAAAGGAAAGAATATGAATGAATTAGCTCAATTTGTAAAAGATAATAAACTTGCTATTGTCAAAGGCGATGGCGGAAAATATCTTATCGAATTATATGAAAATAATATTTTAGTTGAAACAAAATTATTCTCCGAACATACATTAAGGATAGTAGAAAACTACGGAAAAGATTGGATAAACCAGTGATAACACTAGTGGAACAACCTAATCAATGTTTACATTGCGGTAAGAGTTTTATGCACGAAAAAACTCTTGTTGCTCATATGTGTGAAAAGAAAAGAAGAGCGTTACAAGAAAACGAAAAACGTGTCCAGGCAGGATTTATGGCCTTTAATAGATTTTGGTATCTAAGTGGCCATAAGAAGCCTAAGACATACAAAGAATTTTGTGATACTGCTTACTATAATGCCTTTGTAAAATTTGGTAGTTTTCTTAATAATGTTAATCCGTTGTATCCAGAAAAATTTGTTGAGTTTGTGATTAAGAGCGGAGTAAAATTAGATCACTGGTGTAGAGATGAGTTATATGAAACATATCTATATGATATGATTAAACAAGAACCAGTTGAGTCAGCAGTACAGCGTAGTATTCAGACAATGATGGAATGGGCAGATGATCACAACGCAGAATTTAATCATTACTTCAACTATGTTAGTTTAAATAAAGCCGTGCACGATATTTTAAATGGTCGTGTCAGTCCCTGGGTTATATTAAACAGTACTATGGGACAATCAATGATTAATAAAATGAGCGACGAGCAATTAGATATGATTGCTCCGGCATTTGATGTTCCTTTCTGGATGAAACGATTTAAAGAAGTACCTGCAGACGTTGCATTGGTAAAAGAAATTATTCGAGAAGTAGAAATCAAGTAAAAGGATATTATGACTAAGTTATCAGGATATGTAGAAAAAGGATGGGGATCAGAATTAATCTGGGCTACCAATGACAAATACTGCGGTAAACTATTGCGGTTCAACGAAGGTGCAAGATTCAGTATGCATTTTCATTCAGAGAAAGACGAGAGTTGGTATGTACTTTCGGGCAAATTTAAAGTTATCTGTATCAATACTGCCAACGCTAGTCAGTATGAACAAGATTTAAATGCCGGCGATGTATGGCATAATCCTCCATTATTACCTCATCAAATAATTTGCATCGAAGAAGGTACAATTATCGAAGTTAGCACTCCTGACAGTGTTGAAGATAATTATCGTGTGATGAAAGGCGATAGTCAAAAATGAAAATTTTGTTAACTGGTCATAAAGGATTTATAGGAGGACATCTATATAGAGCTTTACAATCAGATGGACATAATATAACCACATACGAGTGGGGAGATTCTGACAATAATCTATCCACAGTTGGACTCGATTGGGTCATTCATATTGGTGCAATTAGTAGTACAACAGAAAAAGATGTTGATAAAGTAATGCGTCAAAATTATGATTTTAGTTGTAATTTATTAGATAGTGCATTAAGTAATGGTGTAAATTTTCAATATTCAAGTAGTGCCAGTGTTTATGGGTTAACAAGTAGTTTCAGAGAAGATGCTCCTGTAGATCCTAAAAGTCCATATGCGTGGAGCAAATATATGTTTGAAAGATTTGTTCAAACACGCAAAGAATATGCAAAGTCTATTAATAGACATATTCAAGGATTTAGATATTTTAATGTGTATGGACCAGAAGGAGAAGAGCATAAAGGCGACCAAGCAAGCCCATATTATAAATTTCAGTATCAGGCTCAAACAACTGGAAAAATTAAATTATTTGAAGGTAGCAATTTATATCTAAGAGATTTTGTTCCTGTTCGTACAGTAGTTGATGTACATTTGAAATTTTTAAATGTTGATCAATCAAGTATCTGGAATGTTGGCACAGGAGATCCTAAATCATTTTTACAAGTAGCCAAAGAAATAATTAAAAAATATCCAGCAGATATAGAATATGTTCCGATGCCCGTTAATATTAAAGATCAATATCAAAAATACACCTGTGCAGATTTAACAGAATTAAAAAAATATTACGAATGAAAATTTTTGTAAATGGTACATTTGATCTATTGCATAGAGGACACCTACAGATGTTGCAGTATGCAAAAAGTCTTGGGGACCATTTGTTGGTAGCAATAGATACTGATAGTAGAGTAAAAGAACTTAAAGGAATCTATAGACCAATCAATGATCAATATGATAGAAGTTATATATTAGAAAGTTTAAAATTTGTAGACACAGTTTATTTTTTTGGCAATGATGAAGAATTAATTGACCTTATAAAATCATATGAACCAGACATTATGGTCAAAGGTGCTGATTATAGAAACAAGCCTATTATAGGTTCACAATATTGTAAAGAGATAAAATTTTATGAGCATACGGGACATTCAACAACAGATATCATTCAACGTATTATTAATCGGGGATAGTTGTACTGATGAATATAAAATAGGAACTGTGGATAGATTAAGTCCAGAGGCTCCTGTTCCTGTTATTAAAATTGTCAACAGTTATGATGTGTTAGGAATGGCCGCAAATGTCAATCTTAATCTTATAAATTTAAATATTAATGCAAATTTTATTACTAATACTGAAAATATTACAAAAACTAGATATATAGATCAACGATCAGGCCAACATTTATTAAGAGTAGATAACGAACCATCTATTGCATCTTGGAATGAGCAAACTACATTTCCTATTGATTCCTATAACGCCATTATAATTTCAGATTACAACAAAGGTTTTTTAAGTTATGAACACATCAAACATATTATTCAAAATTCTAAATGTCCTGTGTTTATAGATACAAAGAAAACAGATCTTAAAAGATTTGACAACGCCTACGTTAAAATTAATGATTTAGAATATCGTACTGCTACCAGTTTGCCTAATAGGTTAATTGTTACAAAAGGTGGAGATGGTGCAATGTATAATGGCACACTTTATTCAACCAAAAAAGTCGAAGTCACTGATGTATGCGGAGCAGGAGATACATTTTTAGCTGCCTTAACTGTCCAATACCTATATACAAAAGATATAGAAAAAGCTATAATATTTGCTAACATAGCCGCAGGCATCACAGTTCAGCATCGCGGTAATTATGCACCAACATACAACGAAATAAAAAATGCCGGATATTGATATTGATTTTGCTGACAGAAACAAATTACTTAATGTAATTGAACACGTTCCTGCAACCATTGACGGAATCAAAAAACATAATACAGGTGCTTACTGCCACAAAATTCCAGTTAATCCATTAACAGGATTAGCAAGTATTGATTATAAATCTGCTGAAGATAGAGGATACTTCAAGATAGATTTTCTTAACGTTACCATCTATCAAGGTATTAAAAACGAAGAACATTTATTACAATTGATGTCGCAAGAACCACTATGGGACTTATTAGAACAAGATGACTTTACAAATTTGTTGTTTCACGTAAATGGTTACGGATCAATTTTACGAGAAA